AATAACAGAATCGAAGTCACCGGTGGTGACCAAACAACTATAGTCGAAGGTGCTGGTAATCTAGTTTATAAAGGTAATCTTAATTTAGTAGTCACAGGTGACTATAACGTTGATGTTGGTGGTAATTATAATGTACAAGTTGCGGGTAATATGATTGAAGGTATTTCAGAAAACCATCGTACATTTGTTACAAAGAACTCAGAGTATGTTACAAAAGGCACTAAGTCAACTAAGACTATTGGTAATCATACTGACATTATGTTAGCAGATAATCATCAATATGTCAAGGGTAATCAAAACAACTGGGTACAAGGTGATATTGAAATTGCAACAGAACAAGATATGTTTGTATCTGCAAAATCTTCACTAGCAATGACAAGTGAAGTTTTTAATGCGACAGGTGTTAAACAAGTATCAATCTTTGGTATGAAAGGTTCTATAGGTGGTAAACAAGTTGACTTTACAGGTCAAGTCTTTCAAGGCAATGAAGGTCCTGCGCCATTTACCAGTGGTGCGGCATTCTATGGTTCATTTCATGGTCAAGCAACTGAGGCAATGTTCTCAAGAACTGCATGGACGGCAGAGAAATCTAAGTTTGCAGAAAAATCAGATGTTGCAAATGCGGCCTTTAAAGCAAATACTGCGGCAAATGGTGCCGCGGCATCTGTATCTGAAACAGACATACCAACGGGTGGTGCACCAGAAATCGTTTTAAATCAAGAAATCAAAACACCAATTGGACCACCACCAATTCCAAGTATTGTTGCGGCATATGGTAGTATGGGTGATTTTGCGATACGTGACGTTGCAATTGATGAAGGTGATAAACTGAAAAACAGATTAGACTTATCAGATGACTATAAAGGTATTTTCGATAAACACCCAACAACACAAGAAATACGTTCTAGACTAAGAGGTATTAGAAAATTAGGATTCTTAGCACAACGAGGTCCTAGAGGTGATGTAAGTAATTTACTTGGACAATTAATCGCAGAAGGACGAGTAAGTGATACTGCATATAGAACAACACCAGATAAAATAGGAAGAACTGTAGGTAAAGAACCGAGTTCTAGATTTGGTTACACTGCTATTGGTAACGCAATAGACAATCGAGGAAAGAGGTTTACACCAAAATGATGATATTAGTTGACCCAGTATTTAATCCTAATGGAGTAGACAATGTTAGTTCTGCTACTAAACTAGGACCAGGAGTAACAGTTGCTAAGTTTCTTGGCGCATATGGAGATAGAACTGCATTTAATCATGTCGGTAGCAATGATGAAAGAAAACAAATTGCACGGCAATTGTATTTACAAGCAGAAATGATGCGAGTAATTCAAGGTAACATTGATTTATTTAATGATGTTCGTCTAATTGTGAGTGAAGGTATCTATCGTGCAGGTCCATCAGAAACACTTGTCGATGATACTCTTGCAAAGAGTAAAGGTGAATTAGTGTTTTATCAAGTCATTGGTAAAGATGGAACGATAGATTTTGAAAAGACATTTGATATAGCAGAATATTGGAAAGATTATACAAACTATGATGAATTACGTTTAGATTACGATACTTATAATCCAGACGGAACTCTTACTGCATCAATAGGTGTATTGATGCCAACAGTAGACCAAACGTTTGAAGTAAACTTTAAAAATGATGTTAGGACGTTTTTTAATAATTCATTACAGTCTAAAGACGAATTAGTAGAAATAAAACAAGAATTTCTAACATAAGTTATTAAAAATTAAAAAAGATTAGTATAAATAGACATATGGCAACAAGAAGAGCATACTCTAGAGAAGACCAGGGTGATTTAAACACCACTAGTATTGCTACGAGTAGAAATGTTGACTTTAAAGATATTGATTTATCTTTTCAAGTAACTGCAACTTCTGGTGATATATTTAAAAAACAATCAACTGCCGCAGTAAAACAAGCAATTAAAACTTTATTACTTACAAATAGATTAGAAAAACCTTTTCTTGCAACTTTTGGAGGAGACTTACAGGGTCAACTATTTGAATTAGCAGACAGAGACGGGTCAACTATTATTCGTAATAACATTATAGCAACAATTGAAAGATTTGAACCAAGAGTTAAAGTTTTGAATGTTATAGTTGCTCTAGAACCAGACAGAAATAGATTAGGCGTGACAGTAGAATTTAAAGTAATTAATACACAAGAAACAGTTGTTTTCGAAACAACAATAGACAGGTTAAGGTAATATGGGACAAACAACAATTAAATCAACTGCGTTAGACTTTACTGCAATAAAAAACAATTTAAAAGTCTTTCTTTCACAACAAGACGAGTTTACAGATTATAACTTTGAAGCATCTGGTTTGTCAAGTGTTTTAGATGTTCTTGCATATAATACACACTATAATGGATTGATTGCCAACTTTGCATTAAATGAATCGTACTTAGGAACTGCTCAATTACGTAGTTCTTTAGTATCACTTGCAGAAGGTATTGGTTATATACCAGATTCAATGAATGCTTCTCAAGGTATTGTTAACTTATCTTTAAATTTAGAAAGTTTAACAAATAGACCAACTGTGGTTACGTTAGCAAGTGGTGTAAAATTTGATGCAGTAGTTGACGGCACTTCATATGTTTTTCAGACTCAAGAAGAAATATCTGCAAGAGATAATGGTTCTGGTAGTTACTCATTTACAACCGCAGACAATGTTGCGAATATAAAAGTTTTTGAAGGTACTTCAACAACAAAAACATTTAATATTACTGCACAAACAGAAAATGCGGCATATATTATTCCAGATGAAAAAATAGATATCGATACTGCTATTGTTCGAAGTTTTGAAACTCCATCAAGCACTGCATTTGTTACATTTACAGACTTGAGAAAAGCAACATCATTGACATCTAGTTCAACTGTTTATATTTTAAAAGAAACGCCAAAAGGTCAATATGAAATTACTTTTGGTAACAAAACAGTTCTTGGTAGGTCACCTGTTGCTGGTAACAAAGTTACAGTTGAATACTTATCTGTTAGTGGTGCAGATGCAAATGGTGCCAAAGTGTTTACACCTCAAAGTCAAGTAACAGTGAACGACCAGAATTTTGCATTACAAGTCTCAACAGTGTCAAATTCATTTGGTGGTTCTGACAAAGAAACTATAGAGTCTATCAGAACTACTGCACCGTTTCAGTATGCAACTCAAAATAGAGCGGTTACCGCAGAAGATTATGCAACTTTAGTGCAAAGAAACTTTGGTTCACTATTAAGTGATATATCATCTTTTGGTGGTGAAGATGCACTTGAACCAGAATTTGGTGTAATCTTCTTATCATTACTGTTTAGTAATGCAATAGAAAATGATACTATTTCGGGTGAAACAATTAAACAAGCAACAAAAGATAGTATTGTAAGTTTATTTAAAGATTTATCTGTTGCATCATTTGACATTAAGTTTACTGACCCAATTATTTCATTTATTGAAACAAACGTCTTTTTTCAATTTAACCCGAACTTAACAACTCTTACAGAAAACACAATTAAAAATAATGTACAAAATACTGTAGCACAATACTTTGCAGATAACACTGGTAAATTTAAACAATCATTTAGACGAAGTAATCTATTAACTTTGATTGATGCTTTGAGTCCTGCTATTCTTTCATCTAGAATGGAAGTAAAAATGCAAAGACGATTTACACCAACATTAACTGCAATTCAAAACCATACATTAAGATATCCACAAAGTATTGCACGAGCAGATGATGAAAACTTTAGAGTAACTTCAACGCCTTTTACTTTTGGTGGTAAAACATGTATTGTTAGAAATCGATTAAATTCAAACATACTTGAAGTGTTTGATACAGTAAATACAGAAGTTATTGTAGATAATATTGGTTCTTATGCAACTGATACGGTATCAATTGTAGGTTTACAAATAGATTCAATACCAAGTGGCGACACATTTATAAAAGTTTCGGTTGTGCCAGAGAATCAATCATTTGTTACACCTTTAAGACAAGACGTGCTTAATCATGATGTAAGTAACTCACTTGTAGAAGTAGTTGAGGTAGACGTAAACGTATTAAACTAAGATGACACATAAAATAGACGATACACTAAGAGATGATGGTAGAAGAGAAATATCTCAGATTACTGGACGAGAAGTTAATAAAGTTGTTCCCGAACACTTTAAAACAGATTATCCAAAATTAGTCTCGTTTTTAGAACAATACTATCATTTTGAAGATAGTGATGGTTCACCAAGTAGATTAGTAAATGATTTATTTTATACACGTGATATTAATCAGGTAGACGAGTCTTTATTATCTTACATAGAAGATGAATTATTATTAGGGCAATCTTACTTCGAAGGATTCACAGATAAAAGAACTGCCGCAAAATTCTCTAATAATTTGTATCGTGCAAAAGGTACAAAGTTTTCAATCGAACAATTTTTTCGTATGTTCTTCGAAGTTGATATAGACTTAGAATATACGAAAGAACAAGTTTTTAAAATCGGTGAAGCAGAAAGTGAAATTGGTGCAGAATCGCAAAAGTTTATTACAAATGCTGAATTGTTTCAACAGTTTGCATTACGTATTACAAGTGAACTACCATTTAAAAGGTGGCAAAGACCATATAAGTTATTTGTTCACCCCGCAGGAATGTTTATTGGGTCTGCAGTAAGATTAGAAGGAATCGTAGATAATCCATTATCTGCACCAATTAGTCTAGTTGACTCAGATGTAGGACAAGTTGATGTGGTAGGCGCAACTGCGTTTAATTTTGATGAAGTAACACAATTTTTACCTGAAATAACTGGTATTGCAAGAGATAGTGGAGACAGTGACGGTATATTTAAAAGAGTTATCATTGATGATAGTTTCTTTACATCTTTACAAACTACTAGTCTTGAAGATATTCAGAAACAATATTCGACATTACGTGCCGCAGAATTAAGAACATCACCAACATTTGATGCAGATTCAAATGGTGCTGGTACGGCAACAAGTAATTTTGAAATAGACTTTAGTAATGACTTTTCTTCTGAAACTATGGACCAAGAAAGATTTGAGTTCTTTAGTGCAGATAGTGATGTATATTATTCAAAATTAAGTAATCCTGCACACTTACCTTAGAAATAATTTGTATAAATAGAAAGATAGGAAACAAATATGACAAAACTAGTAATCTCAAGAGGCGAAAATGCAAACGATGGTACAGGTGATACTCTTCGTGGTGCCGCTGCCAAGATAAATTCAAACTTTTCTGAACTCTATAGTTTTTTAGGTGGTCTAGACTCTTCGTTAACCACTAAAATTTCAATTGGTGATGGAACAATTACTTTTGAAGGTACAACTGCAGATGACTTCGAAACTACTCTTACTGTCACAGACCCAACTGCAGATAGAACAATTACATTACCCAATGCAACAGATACACTTGTAGGTAAAGCAACAACTGACACTCTTACTAATAAAACATTAACGAGTCCTATTATAACAACACCGCAAATAAATGATACAAGTGCAGACCATCAATATATAGTTGCAGTATCAGAACTTGCGGCAGACAGAACAATTACATTACCTTTATTAACTGGTAACGATGAAGTAACATTTAATGCACATACACAAACATTAACAAATAAAACTCTTACAGACCCATCGTTACATGCTCCTAAAGTAACAGGATTAAGCACAGGTGGTGTACTTCTTGATTCTGCAGGTAATGAGTCGCTAGTTTTCACTACAACAAGTAGTGCGGTCAATCACATAGGTATTAAGAACAATGCAACTAATAATGGTCCTATTGTTCAAGCACTTGGTACAGATACAAATATTGATGTTCAATTAACTGCAAAAGGTACCGGTGGTATTAAATTAAACAATCCACAAATATTAACTCAAGAAACTATAAACGACACTACTGCTGTTTCAGTTAATGTTCCATTTACAGAATTTACATCAGGAACTGCTAAAGCAAATACAGTGCCAGATGGTAATGCAATAGGACAAATGAAAACACTTGTGGTTTCAGGAGCAGGTACAGTAACACTTAATATTACAAACTTTGGACCAGGAAGTACTTTAACATTACAACAAAACGAATCGGCAGTTTTAATCTGGGAAGGTACAAACTGGCAAATACTTAGCACATATGGTGGCGCAGTAGCATAAGGAGAATAGAAAAATGGTAGCAATAGTAACAGACCCACTAAAACAATTAGTTGCGGATTTGATTAAAATAAACGATAGTGATGCAAATAATAATTACTATGCGGCGATTGGTCGTTCTGAACAGTGGAATGCGACAGATACACCACCAACTCCACTAAGAAATTTAGCGGACGAAATAAAGTTTAGAAACTCTATGCAATCAGTAAAATTGATTGGTGATGTTTCAAGAGTTGTTCCTAGAGCAAACTGGACTTCTGGTTCACTATACGATGCATACGATGATGCACAAGTTGGTTATCCAACAAACACTTATTACGTATTAAACAATAATCAACAAGTATACATGGTGCTTCGTCAAGGTAAAAGTACAACTGGTGTAGTGCAAGTGTCAACAGTAGAACCTACTGGTGGTACAAATGGTGTTCCGTTTAGAACTACCGATGGATATGTATGGAAATTTTTATATTCAATTAGTTCATTAGATGCAAGTAAGTTTCAATCTGCAAACTTTATGCCTGTAAAACTAGTAACAGGAATAGATGGAAATTCTCCTGTTGCTGACCAAGAACAAAAAGCAGTTCAAGATGGAGCAATAAAAGGTCAAGTTGTAGGTTATGACATTATTACACCAGGTAATTATAGTGGTACGCCAACATTAACAATTGAAGGTGATGGTACTGGCGCACAAGCAGTCGCAGTTATGAATAACAATCAAATTGTTGATGTACAAGTTTTAGGACTTGATTCTAGTTTTCTTCCAAATATGGGTCAAAATTATAATTATGCAAGTGTTAAAATATCTGGTGGTGGTACTGTTACAAGCAATGCTCAAATTAGACCAATACTATCACCTCCTATGGGACTTGGTCATGACCCGACAGACGATTTGAAATCATCATCGTTAATGTTTAATGCTAAACCGTCAGGTGAAGAAGGTACTGACTTTATTATTGGACAAGATTTTAGACAAGTGGGATTATTAAAGAATCCAAAAGTTGATTCATCAGGAAATACATTTAGACAGTTAGCGGTTCAAGGTAGACATTACTCTGCTGATTCAGATTCTGGTGGTGGTACATTGTTTACTGCATCTACAGGTAGAGCAGTAAGAGGATTACAGTTAGCATCTATTTCCAATACTTTTACAGAAGATAAAACACTTGTTGGTGGTACATCAGGTGCAAAAGCGATTGTAGATAAAGATTCAGGTTCAGGTAGTGGAACTATATTATTTTATCATCAAAATGATTCAACTGGATTTGCAAACTTTGTTGCTGGTGAGACACTATCAGAATCAGACGGAACAGGTGGTGGACAGATAGAAGCATCATCTGGATATGATAGTGCTACTGCCGCATTTATAAAAGCAGAAGTAAATCCATTTACTGGTGACTTACTATATATTGATAATCGTGCGGCAATTACAAGGTCTGCAGAACAAACGGAAGATATTAAAATCGTAATACAGGTATAATACTATGGCGACAACATTTACTAAAAATACATTCGGAGTTACTTATAAAGATGACTTTGCGGATAGTGATAATTATCATAGAATATTATTTAATTCTGGTAGGGCAGTCCAAGCAAGAGAACTTACTCAATCGCAAACTATAACTCAAGAAGAAATTGCACGACTTGGAAGACATGTATTTAAAGATGGTGCCTCAGTTAATCCTGGTGGCCCAACAGTTGATAATTCATATGAGTTTGTTAAATTATCAAGCAGTATTACAGATGACCAAGTTACTTCACTTGTTGGACTAGAATTCACTGGTGCTACATCAGGTGTAAAAGCAAGAGTTATTAAAGTAGCACAAGCAGTTACAGATACTTCTTTAGCAGAATTATCTGCGAGTGTTTCGGCAACTGGTGACCCTGCAACTCTTTTTGTTCAATATACAGAAAATCCTAGTGGTTTATCAGGTACAGTGCCTGTAAGATTTACGCCTGGAGAAAACCTTACATCAGGTGATACACTTGTAACAGTTCAATCAACAAACACTACTGCCAATCCAGCAACAGGACAAGGAACATTAATTAGTAATGGTTCTGGTGATTTCTTTGTTAGAGGACATTTTGTTTTTGCTAAAGAGCAATCTATTTTATTAAGAAAATATTCTAAGTTTCCAACAGAAGTGGTTGGTTTTGTAGTAACAGAAGATATAGTTACGTTTGCAGATGATGTCGCATTATATGACAACCAAGGTGCCGCACCAAATACTACTGCCCCAGGTGCAGATAGATATAGAATTACTTTAACACTTACAAAACAATCAGATGTTACTGCAACACAAAACTTTGTTTTTTATTGTGACGTAGTTGCTGGTGAAATAATAGAACAAGTAACTGGTACAGATAATTACAATAAGATAAATGAAGTTCTTGCTTTAAGAACAAGAGAAGAGTCTGGTAATTATATTGTTAATCCATTTAGACTGAATTTAGAGACAGGTGATTCATCGACGGTCTTAAATGCGAATATTTCTTCAGGTACTGCATATATAAATGGATATAGATTTAATAAAGAAAAACCCACAAAACTTAGTATACTAAAACCAAGAACAACAACTACTATCAATAATGAAACTGTTGGTATAAACTATGGTTCATTTATTACTTGTGATACTATTGAAGGTCTTATTCCTGTTGATGGCACACGAGTAAATTTATCAACTTCTACGACTGACCCAAGCGGTAATATCATTGGTACTGTAAGAGTTCGTTCAATAGCAAAAGACGGTGCTAACTTTAGAGCATATCTTCACGATATAAAAATGAACTCTGGACAAAACTTTAGAAGTGCAAGAACACTTGGTACAGGCACAATAGACTTTTTAAAAATATTATTAACTGGTGGTCAAGCAGTATTAAAAGAAGGTACTAATGGCGCGATAGTATTTCCTACACCTAAAGCAAGACCAAAAACTTTATCAGATATTAACTTTGAAGTACAAAGAGTCTTTACAGGAACGACTGCGGGTGGGTCTGTCACACTAACTGCGGCAAGTGGAGAAACTTTTGTAAATACTGCTGATTGGATTGTTACTACAGACTCAAGTGGTAACCAAGTTGCAAATGATACAATCAATTTTGGAAGTGTGGGGTCACAGTCATTAACACTTTCTACAATGCCAGGCGGCGCACACACAATTTATGCAAAAGTAAATAAGTCTAATGCCACATCAAGAACGAAAACACTTGCAGAATCAACTGTCACAAGAGCAACTATTACAAATGGTGTTGCTGATGGAACCGAAGGGCAACTAACTTATGTAAAACTAGACCACCCAGATATTTACACAATCGAAGAAATAAAAGATGGTAGTTCAAGTGGTGCAGATATTAGTGCCAACTTTGACTTAGATAATGGACAAAGACAAGCATATTATCAAACTGGTAGAATTATTTTAAAACCAACTGCAACTGCGCCAAGTGGTAACGTTTATGTTAAATACAAACACTTTACACATGGTGCAACTGGTGATTTCTTCTCTGTTAATTCATATACTGGACAAGTAGAATATGAAGATATTCCTGACTACAGACCAGACCAAAGAACAATTGTAAATTTAAGAGACGTAATTGACTTTAGAGGTATAAAAGCATCTGATAGTGGTTCATCTGCAGGTGCGTTTACACATACTCATGATTTACCTTCAACAGGTGATATTGTAAACACAGACATAGAATATTATTTGCCAAGAGCAGATAGAATTGTCGCAAACGTTGATGGGTCATTACAACTTATTTCAGGTCAGGCAGGGTTTGCTAGACAATTACCACCTATACCTGAAAATACTTTAAATCTATTTGAATTAAATTTAAATGGTTATGGTATATCAGACTCAGATGCTAGTTTAAAAACACTTAAATTTAAAAGATTTAGAATGCAAGATATTGCTAGACTTGAAGAAAGAGTAGACGATTTAGAAGAAACTACCGCTCTTTCGTTTTTAGAAGCACAAACAGAAAACTTATTAATTACTGATTCTGCTGGTACTGCCAGAACTAAGTCTGGTTTCTTAGTAGATAATTTTAATGATAGAGGTTTTTCTGATGCTCAAGACCCAGACTATCGTGCATCTGTTGACCCTAGTACAAATACATTGCACCCACACGTTTCAACACAAAACATACCTTTAGTATATGATTCTAGTAAATCTACAAATACTATATTAAAAGGTGATAATGTTTACTTGACACATACAGATAGTTCTGCTATAATACAGAACCTTATTTCTGGCACAGAAAATGTTAACCCATTTGCAGTCATAAGTAATGAAGGTCAAATCAGACTTTCTCCTGCTTCTGATACATGGGTAGACACTAAATATGACCCTGCAAAAGTGGTTAACGAAGAAGCAACAATTGATGTTGGCGAAATAAGTGGTAATAGTTTTCAAACTTTAAGAATGATATGGAATAGAGTCATACTTAATAATTTTCCAGATGTACCTGATAATTTAGACATGACTAACTGGTTTGGTAATTGGGTATGGAACTGGGCAGGTATTGAAAATGCTGAATTAGAGTCAGACGTAAGAACTGGAAATAGACAAACTAGAACTTTTTCACAAAGAGTTGTTGTTGGGTCAACAACAATAAATGAAATTATAGGTGATAGAACTGTTTCATTAACTTTTATACCTTTTATAAGACCAAGATTAGTATTCTTTAAAGCACAGGGTCTGAGACCTGCAACTAAATACTTTCCATTCTTTGATGGTGTAGCATTTGATAATTTTGTAAAAGCAGAAACATTTAAAGATGTTAGTGGTCAAGAATATAAAGGTAATCAATATCAAAATTTAAATAGTCACCCTAATACTTCATCAACTTTAACGTCTGATGCCGCTGGTAAAATAGAGGGTTCATTCTTAATACCATCATCTGATACAAACAAATTTAGAGTTGGTGATAGAGAATTTAAATTGTTAGATATTTCTGTTGATGACGAACCTTCGGCAACTTCACGTGCGGCGGCAATCTTTACTGCTAAGGGTACGTTAGACACTAGACAAGAAACTATACGTTCAACTAGACTAACTGTTAATGCGACAAGACGTTGGGAACAAGTCACATGGCATGACCCACTTGCACAGTCATTTAGGGTAACTGCGCCAAATGGTATGTTTATAACTAAAGTACAATGTTATTTTGCTAGTAAAGATGCTGATATTCCTGTACAGTTACAAATAAGACCAATGGTTAATGGTCACCCAAGTTCATCACAAATTTTCCCTGGGTCATCTGTATTTGTTAATCCTGCAAGTGTAAATACTGTTGCTTTAACTCCTGGTAGTACAACGCAGGCACAAGTTCTTGCACAACCAACAGATTTTGTTTTTGACGAACCAATATTCTTAAATGCTGATACAGAATATGCAATTGTATTACTTTCAGACTGTACTTCATACAATGCGTATGTCGGTGAGACTTATGCATTTGAATTAGGAAGTACTGAGAAAAGAATTAACAGACAACCTTCAATGGGTAGTTTATTTAAGTCACAAAATGGTACAACATGGGAACCAGACCAAACAAAAGACTTAGCATTTAAAATATTTAAAGCATCATTTAGTACTGCTGGTGGTACTGCAGTATTTGAAAATGCAAGTGTGCCGAAACAAAAACTAATTAATAATCCATTACTAACTACTGCAAGTAGTAAAGTAATAAACGTACTAATGCCAGACCACGGACTACATGTCAATGATACAGTCATGATTGAAGGTGTTAGTATTACTAATGGACAAAATGGTATTGATTCTGCTGGTGTTTTAAATCAAGGTAATTATGCGAAACACACTGTAACTGCAATAGATGGTAATGGTTTTCAATTCAATGCACCTCAATCAGGAAATGCTAGTGCATCTGGTTATATAGGTGGTGATAATGTTACTTGTACTAAAAACATAGAATTTGATGTAGTCGTACCTACCATGGATACACTTATTCCAGAAGATACTACATTTAGTTTAGGTGCAAAGTTTACTACAGGTAAATCTCTTGCTGGTACTGAAACAAGATTTAGTAAAGATGCTAGTTTTACAAATGATATTAGAATAGGTGCTGAAAACTTCTTTGATGCTCCTAGATTAATAGCAAACGATTCAGATGAAGATGTTGAGTTAGGTGTGGGTACAGGACACGGTAATAAGTCTGTAGAGTTACAAGCAACTATGAATACAATTAGAGCAGATGTTTCGCCAGTAATCGATACTCAAAGATGTTCGTTGACTACGATTCATAATAGAATTGATAATCAAGACTCAGACGGTAGTGGTGGTGCTAGAACCACTGGTGGTTTCGTTGCTCCATTGTTTTATGTTGCTGAAAAAGAACCTCAAGGTGGTTCATCTATTAGTAAACATATAACTAGACCGATAACATTACTTGAAGATGGAATCAATTTAAAAATAATATTTGATTCTCTTAGACCAGCAGAAGCAAGTTTTGAAGTTTACTTTAGAACTGCAAATGAAGGTGTGAATATACATGAACAACCATATACACTTGCACTACAAGAAAGTCCTGTTGGTGCAGATGGTAGTAACTTCTTAGAATACAGATACAATGCTCACCCTAATGAATTAGAAGCATTTAATCAGTATCAGATAAAGATTGTATTTAGGTCAACAAATTCATCTAATCCACCTTTATTTAAAGACTTAAGAGTTATAGCAGTTTCTACATAATGGATAGAGAAAGATATATACAAGTTGAAGGTAACTCGGGACTTGTTAGAGATAGAACAACAGGTGCTATTTTGAATGTAAATTCAACTGAAATACAAAAAGCACGATTAAGAAAGAAAAAGGAGAGGCAACAAGAACTAGAGATTCAAGAACTTAAAAAAGATGTTTCTGAAATCAAAGTTTTGTTGAAACAATTGGTGGAGAAAAATGCCTGATAGTAATGTCACAAAAGCATTTATTACTGATAATTTAACTCAGTTTAAAGATAAAGTAAATTTAATTGGTGAAGAAGTTGGTGGTCTTGCAAGATTAACAACTTCACGTGACTCCAATTTAGTTTTTGCAATCAATGAGTTAGACTCAGATATTGGTGGTAGACCGCATACTACTTTAACAACAACCGCAAAAACACTTACGGGTGCAATTAATGAATTGAATGCGGGAAGTATTTCTTTATCTGGATTAACTGCAGATAGTTCTGGAAAACTTGGTGGTTTTAATTCTACTACAGAAAGAAGTGACGTGACTAATGCACTTAATACTTTATCTGCAGATGTTAAAACACTAGACTCAGATGTAGGTTCTTCTCGTGCAAAAACTACACTAACAACTACATCTAAAAATATTGTTGGTAGTATAAATGAACTAGATGCAGAACTTGGTGATTCTGCAATAACTGTTGAAACCGGAGTGACCATAAGAAGGGCACTAAATGCACTTGACTCAAACCACGACTCTGCAATTTCTCAAATACAAACAGACATTGCAAACTCATTTAGATATACTACAATATCTGCGGATACTGGAAGTGACACGGTTGACAGTGCAAATGGTTCAATCGCAATTGTTGGAGACGGTATTATTCAAACTACAATATCTGGAAACAGATTATTAATTGACCACACTGTTGTTGGCGCAACAGATGTTAATAATAGTGGTAGAACATTTGTGCAAGATATTACTATGGACTCTGCGGGTCACGTCACTGCAATAGGTAGTGCCGCAGTTAGTAATCTAGATAACAATGATATTGCCGCTGGTGCGGCCATCAATGCAGAAAAAATTCATGACGGAACGGTATCGAATACTGAGTTCGGTTATTTGAATGGAGTGACAAGTGCAATACAAACTCAAATTGACGGATTAGGTTCTGACTCTGCGGGACTGCAAACTCAAATAAACAGTCTCAATACAGGCAAGTTAGGTCGTGCTAATAATGTTTGGATAACCTCTGCTGAGGGAGAAGATAGATTTTATTTTGCTACTAATAGCACTACCTATTATAAATCGGGAGCGGAGCATCATTTTAGAAATGCTTCAAATGTGACTAGATTTTCGTTAGATGCGAGTGGTAATGGAATATTTGAAGGTAATGTCACAGCATACGGTTCTGCATCTGATGAAAGACTAAAAGAAAATATAGAAGTCATTCCTAATGCATTAGAAAAAGTAAAAGAACTTAAAGGTATAAACTTTAATTATAAGAAAAACGAAAAGAGTCCCTTTTCTTCTTTTCGTGAAGGAAAAAGAAGTACTGGTTTAATCGCACAAGATTTACAGAAAGTTTTACCTGAAGCAGTTTATACCACAAATGATATCGAAACAAAAGAAGAATATCTTGCAATAAATTATGGACTTGTTATTGGATTATTAGTTGAAGCAATAAAAGAACTTGAGAGTAAATAATGCCTAAGTCTGCTAAGTCAACACCCAGTAGTGGTGCAATATCTCTAAACGACATACACATAGAAGCAAGTGGTGGTTCAAGTTCAGGTGTATCTGGCACTACTTGCAGTTTTAATAAAAGCACTGACTGGGACATATTTAGTGGATTTCAACCAAGAGTTAACTTTGGGGTAGATTATTTTTCAAATATGAGTACTAATGCTCAAAGAAGTTTTAGTGACTATTATGTAAATCAATCATATAAAGAAGACGGAAGTTTAGCAAGTCAAACCATGACTTGTGGTGGTACTTATAGTTCCTCTTTCTTTAATGAAATGGGATATAGTTCTAGTACACAAGATGCGGCGAGAGGTTGGTGGAATATTCCAGACACAACTTCATACGGTAACGCACAATATACTCATGATACATCTAATGGTTATATTGGTAATAATGTATTATATAGAGTATGGGGAACATATTCTTACAACGCTAGTAGTGGTGGAGGCGGTGGTGGGGTGAGTGTCTATACTAATTTAAAACTTATTATATTTCCAAACTCATCTGCAAATGGTACTGACCCTTTTTCTTTGGCCTCTGGATATGGTGGTTGGAATTCTATAAATGTTAATGGAAATACATTTACTAGAGCATCTGCTTTTCATTCAACTTACCCTACTTCTGGCACTTTTTCTAATTATGCCCTTTACCAATGGGATATATCATCTGGAGTAGGAAGCAGTGGGGGATATGGTGGTGGTAATGCGTTTGCTCGTGATGCCACTTCTGCAATATATCCGTTTCCAGCAAGGGGCAGTACCTTTAATTTTTCAATGAGTTAAAAAAGTTTATAAATAGAGTCATGGGAAGAAATACACCAATCAAAACAGCAATTTCTGATAACTTTACTCAGTTAAAAGATAATGTAAACAATCAGTCACTTGATGTAGGTGCTACTGGTAAGTTGACAACAACTGTAGATTCTGATATAGTAGGTGCAATTAATGAAATAGATTCAGATATTGGTAATCGCCCACATACTACTTTAACAACAACTGCAAAAACACTTACAGGCGCAATTAATGAAATAGACTCAGATGTAGGTGTGTTAAGTAATTTTGATGCGGACATTCGTGACTCTAATTTTGTATCTACAATTAATACTTTAAATGCAAAAGTAAATGCGGGTACATCATTCAGTTCGCAGGGATTAGATAGTGTTGGTGATGATAGTGATACTTTATTAGGTGGTTTTAATTCTACTACAGAAAGAGCAAGTTTAGTGGCCGCATTCAATACTCTTTCTCAAGATATTGGAAAACTTGACTCTAATGTAAACCGAGAAGATAGACTAACAACAACTGCAAATACTTTACGAGGTGCAGTAAATGAACTTGACTCAGACATTGGTGACCGTCCACACACAAGTTTAATAACAACAGCAAAAACACTTACAGGTGCAATCAACGAAAACAAAACAAGTATAAACTCACTTGCAGTATTTAGAAATATTGCAACAGATAGTGGTTCTGGTTCAATTAGTGTCACAGTAGATAGTGCAAATGATACTTTATCAATACTTAGTGGTGGTTCATTAAAAACTGTTGCGATTGGTGGTAATAAAATACAAATAGACCATGATGTCACTGGTGCAAGTTCAGTAAATAATTCTGGTACTTCTGTTATTCAAGACTTAACAATTGATGCACATGGGCATATAACTGGTGTTGCAAGTACAACTATTGACTCTGCTGGTTTACAAACTCAAATAAATGACTTGAATGCAGTCGTTGCCACTGACTCTTCTGGTTTACAAACTCAAATAAATGCCTTAGATACTGCAAAAACAACTTTGGCCGCAGTTTTCGATATGATTTATCCAGTGGGTTCAATTTATGTTAATGCTACTTATTCTAATAGTCCAGCAAGTTTGATGGGTTTTGGAACTTGGATAAGATATGGACAAGGTAGAGTATTAGTAAGTCAACACGATTCTCAGTCTGAATTTAATACTTTGGGTGAAATGGGTGGTTCGAAAACACATACATTGACAACAGCAGAACTGCCTGTTCATAGTCATGGTATTGGCGCACATAGATATCCACGAGTTGAATATTATGGTGGTGCAGAAGTAAATATTACGGCATTTGATGCGGGTACTCCATCACCAGAAGGTCCGTCTAGTACTTACACAAGTAACAATGCAGGTTCAGGTAATTCACACAACAACTTACAACCATATATTGTCGTATATATGTGGAAAAGAACTGCATAAGATAAACATTCATATAAATAGTATATTATGGGCGATGTATCACTAAAATTATTAGAAGAAGCGGGTGACTTTCATGGTAACTTAAAACAAGTTACTACTACCGAAGAACAATACTTTGCCTATCAAGCAGGTCTACAATTAAGTACTGCCGCAGACACAGAACCAGGGTGTTTAAAAACTGCAAGTTCTGGTAGTCCAGCAACAGTCGGTACTTTTACTGATACTCGATTCAATGAAGCAATTGGGTCACATGGAACGTTAACAACTTCATCAACTGTAACAACTCTTTATCAGTCAGAAGGTACTGCCGCAGAAAATGGTGGTGATTTCAGATATCCTGTTGAGTTTGTTAGTAACAGTGGTGCAGAACTTCACGAAATGACAGATGCAGAAGTTTCTTCTTTAGTTGATAGATTAAATTCAGTAATATTTACAAATGATTATCCCGGCACATACAAACTTGCCACATCTGCACCAAGTGGTGATTATACAGAAAAAATTGCAGGACTATTTACAGACACTAAAGTAAATTCAAGTGGTAATTCAGAAACAGTAAATACATACAATCTTTATCGTAGAACTGCAATGACGGCACCAACTGCCATCAGACCTGTAGCATTAAAGAGAAGTAGTGGTGGTTCAGGAACATTTCAAGGTATTCAAGAAATGTCAGATGCAGAAATTAAATACACGTTTGGACAAAGAGCAAAAACAAGAATCATGAATGGTAGTCTTGGTGTAGGGACATACTTAATCAAAAGTGCTACTCAAGGTGCGCCGACTGATACTGGCACATGGGTTGCAAAGGGTGCCGCAGTTGATACTAAGAACACTACAACAAATACAGATTATACACAAGATTTTGTTGGTGACTTTGGTGGTAATTTTACTCAAGACTTTGTTGGTAATTTTACTGGTGACTTTGAAACAACATTTACTGGTGACTTTACTAATACATTTACAAATAACTCAACTCAAAACTTCACACGTAACTCAATAGGTAACTTTGTGGGTGATTTTACAGGTAATTTTGTATCTGGTTTTACTGGTGATTTTACAGGTGATTTTCTTGGTAGAAATCCTCCAGTTGAAGTGGGTACTTTAATTCCACCAAATACACCAACATCATATGATAGTTTGAATTATACACGTAACTCAACAGCGAATTTTTTAGGAGATTTTACACGTAACTGCACAGTCAACTTTGCGGGTGATTTTACAGGAGATTTTACAGGAGATTTTACAGGTAACTTTGCAAATAATTTTACACAAGATTTTGTTGGCACATTTACACAAGATTTTACACAAACATTTACTGGTGATTTTTCAACAAATTTTACAACAACGTTTACTGGTAATTTTCTTGGCGCATTAATTAACAATGCGACAGAAACTATTGAGACATATACACTATATGTAAGAACCGCTTGACATTTTTAAATAAATAATATATAATAGCGAAAAGGAGAATAAATAATGGCAGATATTGAAAGAACTTGGATAAAAGATGCTTTTTGGGAAACGCCAGAAAAAAATCAATTAAATTGTATTTCTGAACATAAAGAAGGTTTTAAAGATGTTCGTCAAGTTCATAAATTAAAACGTGGTGACCCTTTGTTTGATGAATGTGTTGAAGCACTAACTGAAAAACATATTGATGTGAATACAGATAGAAGAGTAAATAAAAAGTTTAAGGAACAAGAGCAACAAAGACAACTTGAAATAAACAAGAGAAAAGCACAAAAATTAGAAGAACTATTTAATTATAAACTTGAAACTTTTGAAGTAGAAGAAATAAAAGAATCAAGAAATAGAATTCTTAAAAGTAAATTACGTAGAAGTAAATCAATACCGGAAGTTAACTTATACGCAATTATGATACTACAAGATAAGTTAGAGAATGAAACCGAGTAAAGGATATTTAGTAGTAGCATCAAGAAAACCTAATTTTTATTCACTAGCAATCAACTGCATCGAATCAATCAAAGATTATTATCCAGATGCACGATGTTGTCTTGTCACCGAAGAAAAATTTCTAGATGGTAGGGAATATGTTGCAGATGATTTAATTTTTTGTGATGACCATTATCGTGCCAAATTATGGGGTATGGCAAATTCTCCCTACGACATTACGATGTATATTGATGCTGATAGTGAGATAGAACACGAAGATATCGGAATTGTTTTTGATGAACTTAATAATAACGATATGATGTTTCATAAACTAGATGAAAAATACAAAAAAGTTTATGCAATTACTTCTTTCACATACGAAAATGTAAAAGAATATTATACTTATTGTGGTGGTGTTTGTCTTTATGATATGAGAAATCCACTTGTAAAAGATTTTATGAATGATTGGAATGACTTGTTTCGAAAACAATATTCTAGAGAATTAACTTTACCTATGAATCCATGGCAAGAGTTATGGGATTTTGACCAAACTACATTATGGTATTTGTTGAACAAAGTTGATAAATACAAAAACATAAAAGTTGATGGTTTTAGAGATAATTTACGTTGGAATTATTTTCCACACTACGAAAGATTTTTTAATGCTTTTCCAAAAGACCCGATTGTAATAAGACATTATTCTTCATATGCTGAGAAAGATAAACCATATGCTTGATATACCTATAAACAACACAGATATTTTAGAATCATTAAATAAATTTTTATGGTTTTATGATAATAGAAATAATCGTGATTGGAAATTATGGGGTAGAAGTAAAGATAGGAGTCATTTTATTGGAGACTCACATAAAGAAACCATTATAAGTATGGGTAGAAAACATGACGGATTTCCAGAAAGTGGTCACTATTACAATTTTAAACCACAAAATGAAACTGCAAGTTTTATACCAAGTGAAACAATACAATATTATAATACAATTAATTCAGAAATGCAAGAAAAATTATGTACTAAAAATAATGCTTTATGTGTTATGTATCCACCAGGCGGGTATATAAGTTGGCATAATAATGCAAATGCGAGTGCATATAATCTAGTTTTTACTTGGTCTGAAACAGGCGATGGATATTTTAAATATATTGATGGTGAAACAAAAGAAGAAATAGTTATGCAAGATGTTTCAGGTTGGCAATGTAAAGCAAGTTATTTTGGCGCATACGATGAACCTGCACACAAATTAGTCTATCATACTGCATCTACTGACTGCTGGCGCATAACAGTATCGTACATCTTTAATCGAGAAGAACTGTCTCTTGGTATTCAAGAAGATGTAATCGAAGAAATAAAGTCTAAATAAATACTCGTCTTAAATCTTAATTCATATAAATAAAGCATATACAATAGACTTTACTTATATGGACTAATTCATGGCACATCAACAAAATTACGAAGACATAGTTATACCGCAAGGAACTGACACGGCAATAGAACTTCATCTGACTAAAGAATCTGACGGAACTGCATTTGATTTAACAAATTATTCTGCCGCGGCAAAGATGAAACGTAGACATCAAGATAGTGCCAATGACCCAAATACTGTAACATTTAATGCAATTATACCAACACCTGCAACATCGGGTATTGTCACATTAAGTCTTTCTAGTGATTCATCACAAAATTTGATTACTAGAGGTCGTTATGTTTGGGATTGCGAAGTGTCTTTTGTAGATTCAGATGGTAATACAATAGTACAAAGAGTTGCAGAAGGACAAGCAGAAATAAGTCCGTCTGTAACATATTAGGATTTTAAATGGCAATCAATAAGATTACGTTAAAAAAAGTAGTAGTCGGTACACCAATTAAAACCGTAACTGCGGGTAGTTTTGGTATTAACAACTTGGGTGGAGTAAATACTAGTGGAAGAACAAGTGGTACTCTTTTAGCATTTAACCAATCATCTGGAAACTATGAACCCGTTCAACTAACGGGAGACTCTAATCATTTTATTACTTTTGATAGTGGTGGTAATCCAGATACTTTACAAATAAACTTTACAAATGACTCCATATCTGGGAGTCTAATACCTAAACTTGATAGTGCGTTTGACTTAGGTTCATCTACTAAGAAATGGAAAGATTTATTTCTTAGTGGTTCAACCATAAATCTTGGAGACTTAACAATAAAATCCACTGGTGGTGGAATAGAAGTCAAAGACTCAGACGGAAATGTTTTACTGCAAAACATAAAATTTATTAGTGTAAATGGAGATGCAGATATTCTTGCATATGATAGTGGTACTTCAACTTTTACTTTTAATGATTCAGATATAGCAAGAACAGATGAAAACGAAACATTCCACAGAGATGTTACAATTGCTGGTAACTTAATTGTTCAAGGTACAACAACAACTGTTAACACAGAAGAAATTAATCTTGCAGATAATGTAATTCGAATTAACTCTAATGCTACAGGTGTTCCAACACAAGTTGGTGGTATTTCAATTGAACGTGGTGACTCTGAAAATAAACTATTTATCTGGGACGAAATAAATGATAGATGGACAATTGTTTCAGAAACATTTTATACACTTGGTTTAATTCGTGGTGGACAATTAGTTGGTGATTCAGGTACAATTACTAATTTAGCAACAAATGTACATACTGGTAATACGATTACTGCAAATACAATTACTGCAAATAATACAACCTCTACAAATGTTACAAGCACAAACTTAATTACTGGTGCCAATGCAAACATAGATTCTGCAACAATAGGTAATCTATCAATTACTAATATGTTAGCATCATCTGGTGATAGTGCTACATTTACAAATATAGCAAACACTCAGTTTACTGGTAGTCAAGCAACGATTGATTCTGCGACAATAACTAAATTAAATGCAGATAGTTCAGATATTAGACAATTATCAACTGAATTTATTAATTTTGATTCTGCATTCGGTGACAGTGCAACAATTACAAACTTAGCAAATACGCAACTAACTGCAAGTCAAATAACTGTAGACTCTGCCACTATCAATACTTTGAATGTAGATAGTTCAGATGTTAGACAGATAAGCACAGAATTTGTAAACTTTGATTCTGCATTTGGTGATTCTGCGACTATAACTAACTTAGCAACCACACAGTTAACTGTTACAAACGCAAATATAGATTCTGCTCATGTCACGAATTTATCTGCCGCTAATTTTTCAATGTCTTCTGGTGATTCGGCAACAATAACAAACATTGCAAACACACAATTAACAGGAAGTCAAGCAACTTTAGATAGTGCGACAGTAACAAATTTAAATGTAGATAGTTCTGATATCAGACAATTATCAACTGAATTTATTAATTTTGATTCGGCATCTGGTGACTCTGCTACAATTACTAATATTGCAAGTGCAAATATAAATGCTGACCAATTGTTTACAGACTCCGCAACAATAACGAATATTGCAAACTCAAACTTAACTGCAAAAACAATTACAAATACAACTTTAGTAGGAGACTCTGCGACTATAGGTGGTGTTGCAATTGGTAACAATGATATAATAACTTCTGGTAAACTTTACTACGCAAACGTATTCAGTAATTTATCAGATTTACCAGATGCAAACTCGCACCACGGTATGTTCGCACATGTTCACGCAACAGGTGGTGGTTATTTTGCACATGGCGGAGCATGGCATAGATTACTAGATTCTTCTACAACTTCGATTCAAAGAGTTCGTGCATTATTAAGTGATAGTGCAACTATAACTAATTTATCTACGTCACAAATAACTTTATCGCAAGTTACTGCAGATAGTGCCACGATTAATACAATTAATGCAGATAGTTCTGATATTAGACAATTTAGCACAGAATTTATAAATGCAGATAGTGCCTTTATTGATTCGGCAACGATTGGTGGTATTGCTTTAGGTAATAACGATTTAGTCACAACAGGTAAACTTTATTATGCTAACGTTTTTAGCACAGAAGGAGATTTACCGAGTGCTAGTTCGCATCATGGTATGTTTGCTCATGTACATGCTACTGGTAAAGGTTACTTTGCTCACGGTGGCGCATGGCATCAACTATTAGATAAATCAAGTGCAAACGATAGTGCGACAATCACTAATCTTGCAAATACTCAGTTGACTGGAAGTCAAGCAACTTTAGATAGTGCAACCATAACAAAACTAAATGTCGATAGTTCGGACATAGACCACTTATCTACAGAAGCAATCAACTTTGATAGTGCAACTGGAGATAGTGCAACAATAACTAATATCGCAAACTCAACTCTAACTGCAAAAGTCATTACCAATACTACATTAGTAGGTGACAGTGCAACGATAACTAATATTGCGAATGATGTTCTCACTGCAAAAGCAATTACTAATACAACTCAAGTAGGAGACTCCGCAACTATAACAAATATTGCTAACACAACTCTTACGGGTAACAATGCAACCTTTGATAGTGCAACCATAACGAACATCGCAAACTCCGTGTTAACTGCGAAGGCGATTACAAATACTACACAAGTTGGAGATAGTGCAACTATCACAAACATTGCGAATACTCAATTTACTGGTTCACAAGCAACAATCGATTCTGCAGATATAGGTAATTTAAGAGTCACAGGTATAACTAATTTAGATAGTACGTCTGCAACAGTAATTGATTTTGATAATAATATTTTAGACTCTTCTCCTTATCAAGAAGGTAGAGTATGGTACGACAAAAAATTTAAATCTCTTGCATATTATTCAGATGACAGTGACGTTATTCATGAAATAGGTTTAGAAGAACACCAAAAAGTTTATAATAATACTGGTGCAACAATTCTAAAAGGTAAACCACTTTACTTTAGTGGTAATTATACTGCGGGTGATGTAGATGTTCCAACAGTAGGACTTGCAGATGCGACAGATGAAAATGCATACAACGCCCAAGGTCTTGCCGCATCAGATATACCAAATGGTGCATATGGTTATTGTATTATTTCAGGTCAATTAAGTGGTGTAGATACATCTGCCTTAAGTGCAAATGATAACTTCTTTGTAGGTTTAGGGCCAGGGTTAGTACAAAATTCATCGCCATTATATCCAAACTATCCAATGTGTTTGGGGTGGGTAGTATCATCTGCAACTGACGGAATATTATTAGTCAATCAACAAAACCACTCAGTAAAATCGTTTAGAGTAAGAACTTCTGCACATGTAGGTTCAAATTTACAAGTAGACGGAAACTTAACAGTTCTAGGGTCAACAACTTCGGTATCATCTGCAGACTTAACTGCTGGTACTCCGATGTTCAGATTGAACGAAGGTAATGCAATTGGTGAAGCAGGCACAACGTTCTCGGGTACAGGATTAGATGATGCGTTCTATTCTGGATTCTTTACAGGTACTGCAAACCAAAACTACTATGTTAGAATTGACGGTGTTGGAACTGGTGCAGGTGGTGTAGATACATTTGAAGTTGCGTTTGGGGCAGATAGCACATTCTCTTCACCAGTATTAACTAAGCAACCAATTACTGGTTCTGCTCAAATGATACACTCTACAGATAATATCTCAATTAACTTTGCATCAACTACAGGTCACGACTCAGGCGCAAGATGGTCTGGTACTGCAGGTCCAATCAATGTAGATACAGGTTTCTTCTCAAACAGAAATACTGGTAGTTCAGGTGTAGGGTTTACTTACGTTGGTATTTATTACGATGTCTCAGATAACAAATGGAAACTAATAGACGAATACGATTCAAATCCAAGTGGTGCGATTAATGAAGCAGATGCATCATATAGTAAAGGTACTCTAGTATTAGATACGGTAGAAGGTAATGTTACAGGTAATTTAACAGGTACTGTTTTAACTGCAAACCAACCTAACATTACCGCAGTTGGAACACTCACAAGTCTTGCAGTTGCAAATGGTTTTTCTGCAGACTCAGGAGATATAAGACAACTTTCAACTGACTTTATTAATACTGACTCTGCATTTATGGACTCTGCAACGATTACTAATCTTGCAACATCACAAATAACTGGAACAAATGCAACTTTAGACTCGGCAACGATTACTAATCTTGCAACATCACAAATAACTTTATCACAAGTTGATGCGGACAGTGCAGACATTAGAATTTTAACTGGAGATAGTGCAGTATTCTCAAGTGCAATTCAAACTCCTAAGATAATTACTCCAATGTTCACCGTTGATAGTAATCAAATTAATCCTTCTGGTACAACTGCAGACAATTCAATTAATATCACAAACCAAACTAATTCCGTCAAACTTGGTGTTAATATGTTTAACAATACTAGTGAAGGTTCACTAAGTACTGATGCTCTTGCAGTTAAAGGTGATGCATATTTCTTAGACTATAGTGCGGGTCATTCATTCCGTATAGTTGCAGATACAAACCCAATTAAACTCAAGTTTGATGATAGAACTGGTTCTAACTTTGCGGGATTAAATTTTGTTGCGGGTAATGGAAACCCAGCACTTGACCAAACTCGAATGAAAATTACCAATAGTGGTGTAGAATTACAAGGTGACTTGTCCAGAACATCTGGTGATATGACCTTTGATATGCCTGCAAACATAATTCTTGATGCAGACGGTGGTGTTATAAAACTTTCTGACGGTGGTACTCAGTTTGCAGAATTAACGAATAGTTCTAGTGATTTTGTTATAGAGTCAAAAGTTCAAGACAAAGATATTATATTTAAAGGAGATGACGGTGGTTCTGGTATAACTGCATTGACTCTAGATATGTCTGATGCAGGTAAGGCAACATTTAATTCCGATATTATTACAAGTGGTACTATAAGAGCAGGTAATTTAAATGTAGACTCTGCAGATTTAATTACACTTGCAAGAAGTAATATCTCTGGTAGAAATGGTCTTGCATATAATAGTTCAACTGGTGTCTTTGACTTAGACTCTGCGAATGCAATCACAACTGTTAAAAATGCATTATCAACTGGA